CCTACCAACGCAAACTGAATAAGAAGCCCACCGTTAAGAATGCTTCGGAAGAGCGGTGGACAGAACGGAGACGGCGCGGCATTGCCAGCAAGGGTGGTGCCGACCTATCACATACAAAGGATGGCCGTATGGTGCTTGAATCGCCATCCAAAAACCGAGCCAGAAACGGTCACAACGGCAAAAGTACCAAGAAATGAACAAAGGAAACGCCAAGCCCCCCGGCCTCTACGCTAACATGAACAAGCGTCGCAAGGCAGGGACCAGCCGTCCAAAGAGTAAGAGCACGGTGTCGCCTAAGGCGTATGCCAACATGAAAGCAGGATTCCCTAAAAAGAAGAAGTAAACCACCGCAGCAGGCCTCATGCCTCTCAAAGATCCTTCTGAATACCTCTACTTTCTTAAGGCCATGACCGCAGCCGAAGCCAAGCGTATGTGGAGGACAGCCATTAAGGAACATTGGAACAACCAGTGTGTCTATTGTGGTTCATCTGAAAATCTAACGCTCGATCATGTCCATCCAAAAGCCCGTGGTGGGCACGACACTACCCACAATGTTGTGCCCGCTTGTCTAGATTGCAACCAGTCCAAAGGTTCGAACCACTGGTTGTCTTGGTGGGTTGGTCAAGACTCTTTTGACCACAAAAACTTCTCCAGGGTTCTGTCCTGGACTACCGGTTAGTACTAACGTAATTTTTTTTAGGTAAATCAAATGGCTACTCTTCCCGCAGGCGGTTCCAGTTACGGCAACATCTCGACGGCTCCTGGTCGTCAAGACGAGGACGAACTCAAGAACCGGACGCACACCACTGCTAACGTGTCGGGTGGTGTGACTACAACGACCACCGTTCCCGCTACCTTCGCTACCCTCGCCACGACTGTTGCTGCTAACGGTACCGTTGCTGCCTGTAAGACCGCAATCCGTACTGTTCGTCGGACCGATCGTATTCCCTCCTCGAACAACGCAAACAAGACTGGTCGTGTGACCCGCGTTGATACCGTTCAGGGTAAGATCCTGACCGTCAACACCCTGGTTGGTGGTACCCTCTACACCACCGGCACCTATTCTGCTGTTGCCCTTACTGGTGGTACGGGTACGGGCGCTACCGCTGACATCACCGTTGCTGGTGGTGCCGTGACGGTTGTAACCATCGTCAACGGTGGTTCTGCTTATGACGTTGGTGAAGTGCTGAGTGCTGCTGCTGCCAACATCGGTGGCACTGGTTCCGGTTTCTCCGTGACCGTGGCTACGACTTCTGGTCCCGTTAACGCCTGAGGCTAAATACTATGGCTCCTAAAAAGAAACCGCTTACCGTTGGTAAAGGTACCAGCTATACCAGGCCCGTAACTCCTGGTAGCAATCCGCGTCCAGTAAGTGCAAAGCCTAGTCAAGCTAGCAAAGTGCGTGCTGCCCAAAAAACCACTTCTAGTGGAATCACTCGGCGTCCTGATGGGCGTCCTCAAACTGAAGGTCGCGGTGCCCGTCAAGCTACTAGCACGGCCAGCGTCACCAAATCTGGTGGAGGCACTTCTGGTTCGGCAAAGGTTACAACTGGCCGTGGTATGGCTCCTATGGCTGCCAAGGCAGCTCGTACCGTGGCAACGCTGGCAAAAGCTGCTAAGATGGTTGGCCCAGTTGGTGCTGCTGCCGCTGTGTTGGCTCCTCGTAAGCTTGCTGATGGAACCCTCAAAGGTAAACCGACCGGCAACCCCCAGGGTCCTGCTGTGCCTAAGCGTCTGACTCAGGGTGGAATGGATAAGGGCTCCTTCGATGACGCCTTCCGTCAGTCCCGTCAGGCCAAGAAGAAGACCTTCACCTGGCGTGGTAAGAAGTACAACACCAAGCTTCGTGGGGAAAAGTAATGCCCCTTTCAAAGGGTAAATCCACAAAAACAGTTTCCAAAAACATCCGGAAGCTTTCTAAGGAAGGTTACCCTAATAAGCAAGCAATTGCCATCGCTCTCAGTAAGGCTGGCAAGAGCCGCAAGCGTAAATAGTCACCATTGGGTCCTGTAAGCCCCTACAGGGCCCTTTCACATATGTTTAGGTATGTTGACACCATTACAAGGTCCGGGCCACCTTAGAGCCCATTTACAGCACCATATTAATGCACCTTCGCAGTGGTACTATCCGTATCATTGTAGTTTTTGTCACGCTCAAGTTGAATTGCTACTTGCAAACGCTAGAAAACAACAAGGATGTGTTTGTAGAAAAGGCGTAAGGCATGGACAACATGGAATGGTAGAACATGAAATGTGGGAAAGATCAAAACGCCGGGCCCGGAAAAAAGGGTTTGAGCACACGATCAATTACACAGACATAAACGTACCATCCCACTGCCCATTGCTTGGAATTCCTCTGTTTCGTAGCGCAGGCAAAGGAGCATGTGACAACTCTCCATCTTTAGATAGAATTGATTCATCTAAAGGTTACACTCCAGATAACATTTGGGTTATTTCTAACAAAGCTAATTCTATTAAATCAAATGCAACCCTTGAAGAACTCGAAGCAATCGCCACAAGATTTAGAGCAAAGATTGAAGGAAGACTTTAGTATATTTTTAAAGTTGGTTTGGAAATCACTAGATCTTCCTACTCCTACCCGTGCTCAATTGGCTATGGCGCGTTATCTCCAATACGGAGGTAAGCGTATACAGTTGCAATGTTTTAGAGGTTTGGGTAAGAGCTGGGTCACGGCGGCTTTTGTATTGTGGAACTTGTTCTGCGACAGAGACAAAAAGATTATGGTAGTGTCAGCTAGTAAGCAACGTGCTGATGACTTTTCGATCTTTTGTCAAAAAGTGATTATTGACGTGGTGTGGCTTAACCACCTTGCTCCACAAGACGACGATCAACGCTGGTCACGAGTGTCCTTTGATGTTGCTGGTGCAAAACCGGCCCAAAGCCCTTCCGTAAAAAGTGTTGGTATCAGCGGTCAGTTAACTGGCTCTCGCGCAGATATTCTGATTGCTGACGACATTGAAACTCCAACAAATTCAGCTACAGACATGATGAGGGAAAAACTTCTTCAGCTTGTCACTGAGTTTGAATCCGTTTTGACACCTAAAAAAGATAGCCGCATTATCTTTCTTGGCACACCTCAATCTTGCTTTACCATTTATAATTCACTTAGGGAACGTGGATATGTTCCAATGGTGTGGCCTGCCCGCTATCCAAAAGAACTGACTGGATATGAAGATATTCTTGCTAAGGAACTTCAAGCTGACATTGAAGAGCATGGCCTTAAGAACTTAGCTTGGAGACCAACAGATACCCGCTTTTCAGAAATTAACCTTCTTGAGCGGGAACAGTCAATGTCTCGGAGCAACTTTATGCTCCAGTTCATGCTGTCAACCAGCCTTTCCGACGCCCTCAAGTTTCCCCTTAAATTGTCAGACTTTTCGGTTCTGGCTTTGGACCCTGCTCGTGGTCCGTCTGATCTGGTGTGGGGGGCTGACAAGGAGACCCTATTGGATCTGCCTGCTGTTGCCCTTCCTGGGGACCGCTGGCATCGACCAAAGGCAACCGGTGAGTTCATTCCCTGGAACGAAACGATTACCGCTGTGGACCCCTCAGGCCGAGGGAAGGACGAAACAGTCAGCATCATCCTTTCTCAAATAAACGGCTTCATCTATATCAGGGACATCTATGCTACTCAGGACGGATACTCGGATGCTACTCTGAGAGAGATCCTAAGAAGGTCAAAGCAGTTCGGATCAAAGACGTGTCTCATTGAATCTAACTTCGGTGACGGCGCCATCATGGAGCTGCTCAAGAAGCACGCCATCGAAATGAAGGTTGGCATGAACTTTGAAGAGACACGCGCCACAACACGAAAAGAGGACCGAATCATTGACACCCTGGAACCAGTCCTCAACCAGCACCGCCTTGTCATCGATCAACGATTGATTACCTGGGACTACCAGTCAAACAACGACATGGCCCCAGAAGAGAGACTGCCTCGAATGCTGATGTATCAGCTAACAAGGATGTGCCGGGAAAAGGGTGCCGTAAAGCACGATGACAGGGTAGACGCACTTGCCCTTGGAGTTAAGTACTTTCAAGACATCCTTGCCATATCCTCAAAGGAAGCGTTAATCATGGAAAAGAGACAGGAGTGGGACAACATGCTCAACATGTTCCTTGAACAGCCCACCCTTGCTACTGACATGCTCGTCGCTGGACGCTCCTTTACAGACATAGAAATCCCAGTAGACACAACGGTTTATTCATGGATTCCCTAAAAGGGTACTTGCCCCTATAGGGGGAGAGGGGTTAAGGGGAGAGGGGGACCTCTGAGGAAGCCGCGATAGCGGCGCCCCGAAGACCAAGGAAGGACCCCGAAGGGGGACTGACGCGGAGCCGACTACTGGAATGTAATTGCGTGAGTCGGACGACTATTGCTAGACTTGTTGAGGGCAAGAGTCCCGGAGCCCCTCTTGGGGGCGATGGGAGTCGCAGACCTTCGGAAAGACAAGTGAGTCAATAGTTGCTCACATTATTACTATAGCCAGGCCAGCAATAGCAACAGCTATTACCTTCCCTTACCTACCCCTCTCTTACTCCCATACCATAACTACTTACTCCTTCGTATGCCTGCTACTAAGCTTATCTGGATCACACCGGATGCTGAGTCCATCATTACCTACTGTGCCCGTGTATCCAACCCAAAAGGTCAAGAAGCTAATAGAAGCCCAGAACGGCTGCTTAAGTACCTGATCAAGCATAAGCACTGGAGTCCGTTTGAGATGGCAAGTGCGTGTGTTGAGATAAATACCACTCGGGACATCTCAGCACAGATTCTCCGACACAGGTCATTTTCCTTTCAGGAGTTCAGTCAGCGGTACGCGGAGGTTCAGGTACGTCCGGAGCTTCCCGCTTGGAGGCGTCAGGACCTGACCAACCGGCAGAACAGCATCGACGACCTTGACCTGGAAGCAATTGCTGAGGCAGACCAACTTTGTGCCAACGTGATTAAACAGTCAACGCTTGCGTATCAGCGACTGCTTGAGTTAGGAGTGGCTAAGGAGTGTGCCAGAAAGGTTCTTCCCATTAATAGTCCCACTCGTCTATACATGTCTGGAACGCTGCGGTCGTGGCTTCACTACCTTCAGGTACGGCGTGGGCCGGAGACTCAGCTGGAGCATCGGGTCATTGCCCAGGAAATTGCCAGCATTCTTTGTAAGCACATTCCAAGCATCTTTAACGTGATTCAGGAGGACCACAACTGTGACCAAAATTGACTTGACCGTGGACCAGGCTCGCAAAGTGATTGCTGTGGCTCCAAAAGACAGTCCCTACTACGCGGAGGCTCAGCGGGTTCTGTTTGCTAAAGGCTACGTTCCCCATGCTCGTAACCTTGACGAGGAGTATCCGCCTGTGGCTCCTGGGACGTGAAAGAGGCCTAGAAGGCTCTGGAAGACCCCTCTGACTCCCCGCAGGTGTCAATACACCTACGGCTCCTCAGAGGGCCCTTCTAGGAGCTTCTACGGCTATCCATAATTTTTGACAGAAATTTCTGAAGTCCTGACGCCTAGCCGCCGCCGCCCACTACCCCCATAGGGGGTCGGCCAGTACACCTGTTCTTGTGCGGGGGTGGTCGTGTCCAATTTTGTGTCCAGTGGTGGCAGTGGACAACAACAAACCCTTGCTATTACTGGGTTCTTGGTATGTTGCGTCACTGCTGTGAATGCAGGTACGCAAGGATTGGACATGGATGCAGTGGTATAAGTGTACTAGTTTTAACCTGTGCGTGTGCATTGTACGGCAATCACATCGGGAATGTGTATTTTATATGAAAATCTGTATCCGATCAGTACGTTTGTACTATTCACAAGCCTCCCGGCAATACAGTTGTACTATTTTGCTTAGTTGGCTTGACACTGGTTGACAGACCCTGTATTGTTGGATCAGTTCAATCAACCAATCCATGAACAACCAACCCAAGGGCGAAGCCAGCTCCAATGGCCGGGGTGTGCCCATTTATTGCCTGTGGGTATGCCCTGCCGATGGTGGCTGGGAAGCGGTACATAGCGGCCCGTATCAGGATTGCTATTCCCAGGCGCTGGCCACAGATCAGCTTTATGCATCAGCCGCCCTGACCATCCAACCTGCGGGCTTTAACCCGAACACCTAATAGCAATCAAAGGGGCGGCCGTCTCAAAAGCTGCCCAACCACAACAACAACAACAACACACACACACCGCACCATGGACAGCACCTTTGCCTCATCACTAACAGCACAGGAGATTAGGATTGCAATCCTGGAGTTGGCCGATCGCTACGGCGAACATGATGTATTGTCTATGATCTTGCGCGGCATGAACATTACTGAACTGCGCGAGAATTTGGATTATCTGACTGATGAGTTTGCCAACTGATCACAACCAACACCACACCCACACAATACACCATGTATTACGTTTGCCGCATGACTGATACCTTCCAATGGGAGGGGCTGCGCTCAACCACTGATGAGAACTACGCTGACCAGCTTGTCGAATACTATTCAAACCAGTTTCCACACGCATACATTGACGTGTTGACCTATGACGAATTTCACGGCGGCCCGGTCAAATGGGCAGCTATGGCAATAAACTGATCACAAGCCACAACAACAACAACAACGCATCCAAACCAATGGCAAACCGGGTAAAGCACCGCGCCAACACGCGCAACATCGCAGGCATTCTCTCACAAGCCACGTTTGCCGATCT